ACAAGTCCGGCAAATACGTGTTCCCCCCATCACGATTCCACCAGCCACGAATTTACCACAAGCGGCACATGTTCTCATTAGTTTTTTCTCTCCTTTCTTTTCATTTGCCGGGATTACGGCTCCCGGCGGGCCGGTCATTCAGCTCATTAGGTACCTGTCGATCCAATCTTCTTCCGGGAACCAAGTCCGCGGATCATCGAGATCCACGGACTCGGCCGGGTCATTGGCCACGGCCTCTTTAATTACCGTTAGTATCATCTCCCTTCGATCATCCTCTTCAAACGAGACGTCATAAGGGCCGATGACCCGCCACGGAGGCGGATTGGCGAAATTTCTGTCAACCAGGACATCCTCCGGGGATTCCCGGTTTGCGTCATACACTCGCCAAATTGGTTTTCCGAAAATGGTACAAGTCAATACCACGCCGATAAGCATTTTTTATCCTCCTTTTTTCCCGTTTTATTTAAGCAAAAGATCATCAATAATAGAATTCAGTTCTGTAATGATTTGTGCTATTACTTCTGCATATAAAGTATTAAACAGATTGCCCAGAACGCTACTCGTATAAGACATCCAAAGTCTTTGTTCAACCAAAAAACGAATGTAAAAATTTTTTTCTTTTATTAGTTCTTCGATGATATATTCACTCTCATTTAAAATAATAAGAATATTTTTTCGATGTTTAATCCTCAAATCAGCTTTTATAACTTCTTCTCCTTCGCTTAAAATTGTATGAGAAATTTCTTTTTCTAGGTTTTCTTTAAATTTTTCAATAATATCTTGGTCTTTACGGTTTCGTTCTTCAATTAAAATTTTTACTTTATCTAACATCATTTTAATCCTCCTTTTATTTTGATCAGGAAACCTAGTTTTCGGTTTTTCTTTCTATTACCGTTCCTCTAGTAATTACTGTTTGGTACACTTCTTCATAAATATCATGATTTTTAACCGTTCCTTTTATTATCCAACGTTTATCTTTATCTAAAAATCGATTAGTTTTCCAAACTATACAATGATTTTGTTCATCTTTCATTACGTATAAATAAGTAATTCCCCACTCTGTTTCCCATTTTCGTACTTTGATTATTTCAACATCTACCTGAATTCGTTCCCCTTTTTTCCCTATATATTCTCTAATAAATTGATCCGTGTACTTTTGCCGATCTTTTTCTTTTTCCATAGCTTTGTGATAAGCAGGAATTAAACTAATTAAATAATTAACGTGTTTTTTCTCTATATATTCTTGTCGGGTTAAGGTAATAAGATTATGCAAGTAATCGTTTGTAGGTTTCTGGATTTTAATCCAATCTAAAGCACTTTTCGCTAATTCCCGATCTTCCGGGAGAATTTCCACCTGTTCTTCTTTTGTAAGATGGGGATTTGTTAATTGGTTTAGAACCCGCTCGCCGGTAGTACATAACCGTTTATCTATTTTATATTCCAATTTTTCTGCTTCTGTTTTCGATAAATAACCATACTTCCGAATAATGGCTGCCGCGAGAGCTATTAATTCTTTAACTTCAATCCATGCTTTTGGACGGTATCCATCATTCCACCAATGTTCCGGTTCGGGATCTTCGAACATTTCCCGGATTTTTTCCCAAATAAAAATTCTAGAAGGATCAATTCCTAGGAATACACCTAAGCAACTTTTTCCCACTTGTTTAATTTCTCCTACCCCGTTCCGGAGAAGGTAAGTAACTACCCGGCGACGGTTAATTCCACAGTGGTCACATACACCTCCACGTTTCCGGTATTCTTTGGGGATCTCTTCATAGGCATTAATTATTGCGTTTTTTCCTAAATGGTCAATCCGGGCAATCACATGCCAATCTCCAATTTTAATTACATTTCCAGTAATTTCTACTTCAACCATTTCTACCTTATAAAGATCTTCCGGGTTTAAATAATCTAAAAATTCTTGTTTAACAATAAGTTGAATAGGTACATTATATTTCCGGGCTTTTCTTTCTAATTTTTCAAATCGTGGCCGGATCACATTCTCAAAAAAGAATTTAGTATAAATCATAGCAATTCTCCCCCTTTCTTCAGTCTTTCCACATAAGCGCCTACCATAATGAGAGAATAAAGTTGGCGGCTTCTTCTTCGTCAGCTGTTTGGTTAATCTTGCCAATGTATTCTTTTTCCTCATTGTTTATGAGCATGTCTATATAAGTACCGTCATCCTCGTCATAAACATGATACCGGCAACCGTCAATCTCTAAGATGAAGCCTTCCGTGGTGTCAATACACAACACTTTTTTGCCATTCACTACGAACGCCTTATACACTTCACCGGTCATTTCATTTCACTCCTTTTTATTTATTTGCCGGGATTCACGGCTTCCGGCGGGCCTGAAGTTTCTTTAATCTTTCCACATAAGCATCTACCATATGGGCAGGCGCTTCAAAACGCCCGTGTCGCCTCCCGGTGTCACTAGCAATGACGTTTCCAACGTGCGCCCGGTACAGATCACCCGTGGCGCTTAGATAGTATTCATAATTTCCAATAAAAGCTATATGGCCTTTGCTTTTTTTCATTTTCATAACCCTCCTTTATTTATTTTAAGTGTTTTTTAAGTTGCGGGTAAGTATCCACTAGACGTTTGATTCTTTCATAACAGAACTTTTCAATTTGGTTTAAAATTTGAGTTTCTTTCTCGAAATATTCTGCGTCGATAATTTTTATTTCTAAATCGAATTTAAGGCGGTTTTTCTCGCTTTCGACTAAACGAAGGATTCTTGGGAAGTCAAAGCATTTTTCATCTTCAGTCCAGTACTGGGTCATAGTCCAATTCCAATGTCCAAACTCTTCAAATCCTTTGATAGCGTTCCATCGCATTTCCTGGTATATTTTTTCTTGCCTTCGACTCAGAAAGTTTTTTCTCATTTTATTTGTCCTCCTTTTTATTTATTTGCCGGGATTACGGCTCCCGGCGGGCCGGTTTACAATTATTATTTTTTGTGAGATGAAATGATTTTCTGCTCAATAGCCCACGCAACCCGCTTGTGTTCAATCCACCATTTAGCTTCAACAGGTTGGGTCATAAGTCCTTCGATTGCCTTTTGAAGATTGGCGCGGATTTCGGGAAAATCATCCCCCCGGGCTGCCCGAAGTTCGAAGTCTCTCAAACAATCTCGTAAATGAGAGATGTTTTCTCTTCTAATATCTTCTGCCCATGCCACTTGTTTTTCTGTTCCGATTAGCTTAACCATCTCCATGCTTTTCTCCTCCTTTTTATTTTGCCTTCTAAACAATTTTGGAGAGCACTTCTTCAGTATTAAGCGTTTTAAGCTCTCCGTTTTGAATTTCAACGAACCGGCGACCTTTCCACGGTTCGTTAATTTCGTACACTTTACCGGGTTCCAGTTCGAAGCTGGTAGTTCCGGTTTTGCCACTATAGCTCCAATTACGAGCAACAGCATTGAGGAATTCCCGCTTGAATGTGTACTTCGGATCGCGACCTGTGATCTCCGCAACCCACTCTTTTCCGCCACTAGGTTGGTGATTGACTTTGATAATCTTATTCATATTTTTTTCCTCCTTCGGTTTTTTTATTTGGCCGGGGAGGTTATTCCCCGGCCTCTTTCTTAGCAATTAACGCTTCTACTTTCCTTAATTGCTTTTTGTTGCCTTCAGTTTTGGAGGCTTTAAGTAAAATTTTTTTAAAATTTTTTAATTCGTTTAAGGTCATATCTTGTATTCTTTTCACTTTATCCTTCTCCTTTTTATTTTTATTTTTAACCCGCGTCCCCAGACCGTGCCCGCTACCTTTCGGAGTTGAGCCGTGTACTGTGATTTGGGTTTATCGGCGTCCTGCCGGATTTATTCAATTGTCAATGTCCCTTTCGTCATCTTAATTATACTATTGATTATCATGATAGTCAAGAGTATTATAAAAAATAAATAGCCTATTTACCTGCGGTTTTATAATGTTAACAATTCTGTAACAATTGAAAAACGATAATTAGATATAGAAAAGTTTAATTTCAATAAAGAAAAATTAAAAAAAATATTGACATGACATGAAAAGTAATATACAATTTAAATGACGAACATTGAAAAAAGAATAAATATAATAAACTTTCACCCGGCGGCAAACCACAAAAGATGGACCGCAGGCACGGCTTTACTCCTGATTAAAGGAGTGATAGAATATGAATTTAAAACCTGAAAATATTTTAAAATTAAAATCGGAATTGGGTGATTTCATTGAAATTGTCCATGAACCTGATTATTCCCGAAGTATGCTTAAACAACTACAGGATAAGTATAGCATTAAGACAGAAGATTTTATTGACCATGAAGAACTTTTTCCGCAGGTAACCAAAGAAGATGCTAGAGATTGGAAATTTTACTACTATATTTATTTGAATTCAGACGATAAATTAGAAAATTGCGGGAGAAAATAATTCTCCTGCCTTTCCTTATACATATTAAAGGAGTAATAAAATATGAATTTAAAACGCATTACCAATAATGTATTTCTTTTATTGTCCCTCTCTTTAAGTGTTTATTTTCTTTGGTTCAACTGTAATGAATTAATTGGGAGATCTATCACCACAATGTGCGCTATATTTTTTGAAGTTGGCATGAAATATAACCTTTCTTATTCCCGAAGTCTTTTTAAGGCAGGTTGGAAATTAGGTTGGAAAGGTTTACACCTTATTGTTGCATCATTGATCTTATTTACATTTTATGGTGGTTATGTGGTTTATAATATTGCCACAATGGCCGGATTTTTTATTACAACAATAACATATCAAGATCAAGTAGTTATTAAAGCGGAAACTTTAGAAAATCAGAAAATGATCCAACTCCAACAATTAAATGATGAGATTGACGCATTAATTAAAGCCTTAGACAAAGAAGTTGAAACTACATATAGATCAAAATCCGAAGAGTTAAACCAAAAAATTGAAAAGAAAAAAGCAGAACGAGAAAAATTAATTAATGAAATGAATTTATCTGAAGAAAAAATAATTGAAAAAAATCCATCCCGCGCAGTAGCAGAAGCATTGGGAATACCTTTGGGAACCATGTTAGCTTGGATTTATGGATTTTTTGCGGCAGGGATATGCTTGATCTTGATTATTACTTCAGAAGATTTACCGAATGAAAAAGAAAAGTTGGAGGAAGTGCAACCATTACAAAAAGAAAAAATCATCCTCTCAACAGAAAAGGAAAAACAAGATCTTCTTATATATCTAAACGCGGCAATCCGGGATACTGGAAAATTAAACGGAAATCAGCGTGTTATGGAAGAAACCGGATTATCTCTTGATCAGTGTCGAAAGTTTCGAAAATGGTTAACTAATTTGAAAATTGATGGTATACCTGCCGTTACCATCAGGCAAGGGGGAGGTGAAAGTAATTTTCCAAAACATAAGTTGTTAAGATTAATTGAGGAGATTTAAGTTAAGAGGGAAGGTGAAATGATGAATTTTAACCATGCTAAACTTCGGGGACGAATTAGGGAAATTTTTGGTACAGAATATAAATTTGCTCAAGCTATGAAACTTTCACCCCAGTCATTGAGCAAAAAATTAAATAGCAAAGTAGAATTTACACAAAAAGAAATTGAAAAGACAATTGAACTTTTGCATATTCCAAAAGAAGAAATACCTATATATTTTTTTACTCCCTTAATTCAAGAAATTGAACTTTCCAATGAACATCGTTGATTTTGAAGTTGGTGATCAGTATGGGAGAACTTAAATTTTACCCTTTTCAAAAACAAATTCTTGATGAAACAAAAGATTTTAACCGAGTAGCATATTATCTTGATATGGGACTAGGAAAAACATTCGTTGGAGCGGAAAAATTAATTCGGTTAAACGCAAAAACAAATTTGATAATATGCCAAAAATCAAAAGTTGAGGATTGGGTTAATCATTTTAAAACTTATTACGCTATCCCGGTTCACGATTTAACAAAAAAATCTGCACTTGAACAATTTACATCTGGGATCGGCATCATCAATTATGAATTGACTTTCCGGCGTAAGCAATTAACCAACCTACACATCGGAACCTTAATGCTAGATGAATCATCACTGATTCAGAACGAAAAAACAAAACGAGCTAAATTCATTATCCAGTTAAACCATGAAAATTTAATACTTCTTTCCGGGACACCAACATCCGGAAAATACGAAAAACTCCTTACCCAGATCCATCTTCTAGGTTGGAACATCAGCGAAAAATTGTTCTGGAACCATTATGTAAATTGGAAGTGGGTGGAAGATGATGGGTTCTTCCGAAAGAAGATTTTAGGGTACAAAAATGTTGACCGGTTAAAGGCTAAGTTGAGACAGCATGGAGCAATATTTTTAAAGTCAGAAGATGTTTTCGATCTACCAGAACAAATATTCACTAAAGTTATGGTTCCAACAACTAAAGAGTACCGGAAGTTTATGAAGTCACGAATCATCACTATTGATGGTAAAGAACTGGTTGGTGATACTCCACTTACTAAACGATTATACGCCAGAATGCTTTGTGGTCAGTATAACAAAAATAAGCTGGAAGCTTTTAGGGATTTAGTTGATTCAACTGAAGATAGACTAATTGTATTTTATAATTTTAACGAAGAATTAACGCAATTGACTGCCTTGGTTCAGGACAAGCCTGTTTCTATTGTAAATGGTTCAATTAAAGATTTATCAGCTTATGAAGAACATGAAAATTCAATAACCTTTGTTCAATATCAGGCTGGAGCTATGGGTTTAAATCTACAAAAAGCAAATAAAGTAATTTACTTTACCCTTCCACAATCATCAGAATTGTTTGAACAATCGAAAAAGCGAGTTCATCGAATTGGACAAAACCAAAGATGTTTTTATTATTATTTATTATGTTCGGGTAGCGTGGAAGAAGATATTCTGGCGAATTTGGAATTAAGGAGGGATTACACAGATGAACTCTTTAAAAAATACGATGAAACCTGTTAAATGGTTCATAATTGGTTTTTGTTATGGGATGATTCCTTATGTGAATTTGAAACGTGAATATTTTGCAATTGGTGGAGAGATATTCCTTCCTTTTATTCCACTAGTGTTATTTGGGATTCCAAATTTCGTAAAGGAATTAAGGGAAGTTTTGAAAGGGGGTGAAACAGATGATTAAATGTAAAAATTCTTGTCCAACAGGTCAATTTGAAGGTTGTTGTGTGGAGTGCGAATTTAAAAATACGTGTAAAGAAGTTTGTGGACTGAACCCATCCGAGTGTGATGATTCCATTATGGAAGAAGTATCTGAAGAAATTGCTTTAGAAACGTTCAAAAATGGACAATCGGCAATTATTCAAAAAATATCTGATCTTATGTTAACAAAAAAACAACTGGAAGAACAAGAAAAACAACTCAAAGAAAAACTCAAAGAAGCTATGGAATTCTATGGAGTTAAAAAATTTGAAAATGATTATTTAACTATTACTTATGTTGCAGAAACTACTATGACCACCATTGATACAAGTAAATTAAAGAAAAAATATCCGGAAATTGCTGAAGAATGTTCGCGAACATCTAAAAAATCCGCTTATGTAAAAATTACAGTAAAACAATGACGGAAAAACAGTTTACTAACAAAGTAAAATCTTACCTACGACAGCAACCAAACACCAAGTTTATTAAAATTTGGGGAGGTGGGAAATATCAAAAAGCCGGTATTCCAGACATAATAGCTTGCATAAACGGAATCTATTTTGAAATTGAATTAAAATCATCTACCGGCCAACCTTCAGACTTACAAAAATACAACCTTAGATTAACTAATCAAGCAAATGGTTTTGGGATATTGCTTTACCCGGAAGGATTCGACCAGTTTAAAAAAATAGTAAAGGGGGTGATAAATTGCAATTCTCATATTCCAAAATTGAATGTTTTGAAAGCTGCAAATTCAAATACAAAATGCGTTATATTGACAAAATAGAAACTTTGCCATCAACTGATGCAAACAATTCCTTAATAATTGGAACAACAATGCACATTGGAATCGAAAAAGGCATTGAAGAAGGAATTAAAGCTTATTATGACAACTTTCCAATTATAACTGATGAACATATAAATGAAGCCATTAAGTTGGAATATTTAATTCCTAAAGTGCAAGAAATCCTTCCTGAAGGTGAATATGAGCTTCAAATAATGAATTCTGACTTCGTTGGTTTTATTGATTTAATATCCAGGAATGATGATGGCAGCTATGATATTTATGACTTCAAATATTCCAACAATACCAAAGGTTATATGGATTCAGGGCAGCTTCATTTATACAAATACTTCTATGAAAAGCAGTTCAAGAAAAAAATTCGTAACCTGAACTTTGTGTTCATTCCCAAAGTGAACATCAAACAGAAATCAACTGAAAATATTATAACTTTCAGGAAGCGGATAATAAAAGAATTAGAAGCTTCAGAAATTAAAGTGGTTCAGGTGCAATTTGACATTGAAAAAGTTATTGAATTTTACCAGGGAATTAAAAAAGTGTTGGAAACAAAAGAGTTTCCCAAAGAACCAAGTTACTTATGTAACTGGTGTGAATACCAAGATTATTGTGAAAAAGGAGTGGATTATATGTTATTGCCAGAAAATAAACGGCGGGAAAAAACAATTGACGTAAACCCGGATATGTGGGTATATGGGGATTCCTACGTTGGAAAATCAACTTTTGTTGACCAGTTCGATGATCTCCTTTTTATTAACACAGATGGGAATACTGATAATACCACCTCCCCAGTGATCAGGATCGCGGATCAGGTCACCCTTGAGGGACGGATGACCAAACGGAAATTGGCTTGGGACGTGTTCCTGGATGTAGTTGCGGAACTTGAAAAACGCCAGAATAATTTCAAACGGATCGCTATTGATTTAGTAGAAGATCTTTATGAACATTGCCGGTTGTATATCTATAATAAACTAGGAATTGAACATGAACAGGATGCTGGTTACGGAAAAGGTTGGGATATGGTAAGAACCGAATTTTTGACTACAATCAAGCGATTAAAAAATATTGGGTATCAGATTATTTATATCTCAAAGGAGATCACTCAAGAAATTACTCTTAAAAGTGGTTCCAAGATTACAACTTTCCGACCGAATATTAATGATAAAGTGGCTAATGTTCTTGCCGGGACGGTTGATTTGACGATTCGGGCATACATGGATGGGGAACAAAGATTCCTGCAATCAGAGAAAAAAGAAACTGTGTTTGGTGGTGGCCGGTTC